CGATTAGAAAATTTTCACTAGGTATGGAAATAGTCGTGCTGGAGGCTGTTCCAGTTGCAGTAAACACTCCAACTTTAGACATTCCTCCACCAGGAAATGTTCCGTATAAAACAGGGGTATTTACTGTACTGTCAATATCTTCTAGATTTTGTCCTGGATGGGCTATGATTGTTAAAGCACCTGAACCTGCTGAATCATAAGAAATATCAAACTGCCAAAGGTTATTAGCATTAGCAGTAAAGTTATTTAAAGTGATCGGGTATGGTCCAGAACCTACACCGTCATCATTGTCTGTTTGCCAATACTGCAGTGAATCTGAATAACCGCCGTAAACATAGTTTTCACCGTTTTGGGATTGCATAATCATCCCACGAGTGACACCAGGAGCATTCAGAAATATACCTTTGTAACCCCAGATCTTACGAGGGCGACCGCGCTGAAAGCGCACCCATACGCCATCAACGTAGCAGGGAGCATCAAAGAGAGTTCCGTCTCTTTGAATCCCAGGAGCTACCGATAGGTTATAGATGTCAGTGGTCAAAAGTTACCTCCACCGATTCCGTTAGGCACGTATAAACCAGTTGAACTGAATATTGCCGCTAATGCGTTTGAGATGACAACGCCCATTTGACCTGAAGTCGGCAGGTATAAACCTGAGTTCAAATCACCAGTGAACTTGAGTGAAGGCACGGAAAGTGAGCCGTTACCGAGCGTCAAAGAGGTAATAACGCTTGACGAGCCAGAAGCCGCGTTGTATACGTTAGTTCCGTCACAAATTAACACAAGGGAAGTTCCCTGTGGTATTGTAACCGTAGCCGCGCCTATAGAAGTTGTTTTAACTGTAAAAGTATATGAACCAGTAGTATTATTGGTCATGGTATACAGTTGAACCGTAGGGGGAACAATGACGATTTGATTTGAAGTTAAAGTGGCAGTGAACTCTTGAATGAGGTTAGATGCTTGAGAGGCAGTCTCGGTTAAAGTTCCACCAGTGACCACAACGGATAATTGAGTAAAAGCAAATTGAGTAGCCTGACCGTATCCAAATGTATTCCATCCGCTACCGTTAGAAACCACTACAAAAGACTCAGTAATTTGTAATTGGTCGCTTACGTTACCGTCAATAGTGTCAGAACCGACTGGGGCAATGGTAAGGATACCTGAACCGTTGTTACGGAACATGCAGAACCAATTCGCACCTACGCTTGAGGCAGAAGGTAGAGTTAAAGTTCCCGCACCACCTTGCCATACTGCAAATTGGGCACGAGCCGTAGCAGTTAAAGCTGAACTAGCGTAGTAATTGGTAACTGAGTAAGACTGATTCAAAGTAGGACCAATCGCGGTCAAACCGTAACCCGCGAGGGTAGCAGCGTCGGCAGCTGAAGTTCCCGCGCCGAATGTGACGTTAGACCAAGTTCCGTTAATAGTTGAATTGTCAGTCAAATAAAGGTAAAAAGCTACTCCAGAGTTTACTGAAAGCAGTGTATCACCGCCATTGTCAGTAACAGTAAAAGGGTTTGAACCAATGTTACGAATGATTACCGCTTGACCTACTGAGACTTGCGCCGCAGGTGGCATAATCAAGTCTAAGCCGCCAGTAGCCGCAGTTACTTCAATAATATTCGCAGCTACGTCAACAGTGTCATTACCGTTGATTGGCCATTCTAAATACGTATTGGCAGAAATGGTAAGGTCAATGTACCCGACTTGAGAAGGGGAGATTGTCGCGCCAGTAAAAGGTGAAGTATATTCCATAATTAAACCGTTTCTTTAGAGGTCATTTTTGCTTTACGAATAGCCCAAGCTGCTTTTAAAGAAGCCTTATGTTTTTCTGAATGAGGAACACCTTTTCTACCGTTAGGTTTACCTCTTCTAGCTAAACTTATTTTTTCGCCTAATAGTTTCCGCAATTCAATATCTGACCATGTTTTCTTATTAGATTCTCTACTTTTTATTTTTGATTCTTCTGAATGTTTAAATCCAAAAGTTCCATCTCCGCCTAATGTACCATTATAGCCGTTAGGATAAAAAGTATTGTGTTCTCTTATAAGCATCATTTCAATTTGCTTGGCTGATTCATTATCAAACGCATCTGCTACATGTGTAAATACAAAATTATCTAAGCCGTATTTTCTAATAGCCCTGTATAAATAATTATCCCCTTTTGCTTTTGAATGATCAGCCCATCTTCTTTTTAAATTGTTTGTAATACCTACGTACTGCTTAGCAGTTAAGATATTAGTTATAATGTAGATTAAAGTTTTCATACTAAGAATCTTGAGCAATAGCTTGTCTATCGGCGATACGCAATTTATCTTCATTGGTCAATGCAGTGATTGCTTCGGTGTACTTTTGTTGAAAGATTACACGCTGATCGTTCTTAAGAAACGGCATAGCCTGAAGCAGTGTTCCATAAAGCATAGCATTAGGTGCATTGCGTGTAAGCCAATTTGTTTGATTTTCTGAAGATAACGGTTGAATTCGTTCATAATACAATACCTCAAAAGCATAATTTTGATCTGGGGTGGGTGCTACGAGCCAATTATCATAATCATAATCAGCGTAATAAAGTGGAGTGCTCTCGCTAGTACTACTCGGAGCATAGTTAATTAGGTATTCATACTTACGCAGGAAAACAGGCTGCTTCTTACCATTTACGGTAATGTTGAATGAAGTTGTTTTGCGCCATCTTGCAGGCTTCGGGATAACAGGATTTCCAGCCATCATAACGGATTCGGCAACTTGTTGCTGTCCTAATGACTTCATCATCTCCGCGATTTCAAATTCAGCGAGCATGATAAAATTAGGAATCTGCTCAACAACAGACGCATCTTTACGCTCTAAGTACTGGAGTACATTAGAGGTGAGATTGTCATACGTCATTGCGTAGGCTGGAATGCTCATCTTTTTATCCTAATAATTTACTAGCGTTACCGCGGACTACGTCAATACGCGCGAGCCAACCTTTACCGAACGTAGGGAAGGTTGGTAATGATTCATAGAACTCTTTTTTAGAATCTGAAAATCGAGTAATCAATTCACTTTTTTCCATGACGTCAATGTTTTGCAAAGTCACAGGACCGATTGAACCATCCTCAGGCACGCCGATAGCCTTTTGGAGCGTCTTTATCGCCCTGCCAGGACCAGCGTTTACCGCAAAGTCAAAGACTAGGTAATCGATGCCTGAAGGCAGGTCATCACACTTACATGCGTCCCAGTATTTCTTCTCATACAACGGAGCTACGTCATCTTTGTCAAGATTACGCATTTCTTTTTCGCTTGTAGCACGCCCTTTGAACTGTGCCCAAGTAGCGGCAGTGACTCCGAGGTTAGTCATTCCACCTGGATCTTTTGGGTTGTTTACAAATCCACCCTCAGATTCAAGCAGCATGTCTAAAGACTTTTCAAAGTTTTGAATCATAGACCTGACTGTTCCTTAATCCAATCTTGCAGGCTTACTACTTGCTGCGTGGTAATGGCGCAATCAAGTTTAAAGTCGGAGGAGCTAACATTAGTTCCGCTGGAGGAGAGGGAAAGGCTGGACATTGGACTGCCACTGGAGTTGCGCATCCCGTCATAATAAGTGTGAATAGCAGATAACTTAGCCTCGTATGCATTTGATATTCCTTTGTTGATTAGCGCTTGTTCTTTAACTTTTGATTCATTCTGCGCGATTTGTTTTTCTGCAATTGCTTTAATCTCTGACTTATACTCCTCAAAACGAGAATGCTCAATGTAACCATAAGCACACCCGCATAGAAGTAAACTAACCACGACAATTTTGACATAACTAACAATCGAGAGAGGAAACATTATTGAGGCTCCGCATCTTTTTTCATCATTACACTTGCTCCGCCAGCACCCGAGATGATACCTAATGATTCAGCTAATTCTCTAAGACTTACAGCAGTGTGAAATACTTGATAAAAAGCCAAAGCAATGACGGCAAGAATACCAAAAAGCCAAGTAACCCGACCAATATCATAAGTGGCATTGTCTTTCCCTGTCAATAAGTGCTTAAAGAAATCATTCATTTATCAGCCTTATTGTCAATTTTATCTTCAATACGGTCTAATTTTAAAAACAGACTAGAGATTGTTCTTTGAAACTCTTCCCGAGTTACGTAGCTACCCGCGACCATTACTTCAATTTTAGCGACTTTATCAATTAAAGCAGAATCAGCAATTTTTAATTCACGAATGGAATCCCAGAGCACTTTTAAAATCCAACCGCCTAGCGCTCCGCATAATAGAACGGAGTAATTTATAAGTGTCTGGGATTCCATTTGTTACTCTGCTTTTGCTGGCTCTTCAGTTTCTGCAGGTGCTTCTTCTACGGCTTCTACTGGAGCTGGCTCTTCAACTTCTGGTGCTACTTCTGCTTCAACTGGAGCAACTTCTGCAACGGCTGGAACTTCTTGACCGATTGTCAATTCACCATTAGGAGCGATTGGGGCAGGAGCAGCTACAACAGCTGGAGCTGGCTCAGAGTATTTACTTTTGACATGAGCGATGAACTTTTGAATTTCTTCCTTCGCTTTTGTTTCAAAAGACTCTAAGTGAGCCTCTAGTTCATTTAGAAAATTCATGGTTTTGTCCTTATTGGGCAGGTGCTTCAGCAGGTTCTGCAGCTGGTGCTTCTACAGGTGCAGGAGCACCTTGATCAGCAGCTTGCTTCTGAATTTCATTGATTAAACCAGCAACTTCAACAAAAGGGCGTGAGCCGAGGTATTGAAGAATACCGTTTACTAAGTCGGTTGATAGAGTAAGTTTATCCATTTTTAAGTCCTAAAATAGACCTGAATCGGCAGGTCATTACCGTATTATTTTACAGCTTCGGTAAAAGGTGTTAAATCATTAGAGCCGTAATATTCTGCACCCTTAGCAATTTGAATTTCAAGGTGTTCTTTATTACGCTTAACTGTATCTGCCCAATCTTCAGCAGTCATATCTTCAGGCTTGCCAGCGTTGAGTAGG